GATCATCTCGACCGCGTGGCGCGTGCGGGCTTCCAGTTGGAGAGGGGGTTCGTCACAGATGATCGAACGTGGAGCGAATCGTTGTGGGTGATTCAACTATACGAGAGGATGAAGAAATGAGATTTTTTGACCGCGCATTGAATTGGATGGTCGCGTTCTGCATTGGGTATGTCATCGGCATATCCATTGCGGCCTTCGTTGTTTTTTACTGGAGAGCATGATGCTAATCAAAGATGAGAACGGCAATGTGAAGATGCACTACGACTGGGGACCATCCCTCATCAGTTCTGCATATCAAAAGCCCACGCCCATGAATTGCAAGGTGATCAGTTGGGACATGGAGCGACTACAAACGTCCCTTCTTTTGCGGCACAAGGCGCAGTTTCGTGATCGTATCGTCAAATATTTTAGATTTGGGAGAGTGTGATGGAAGACGCATTTGAGGCAATTTGGGGTCCACGTTGCGATGAGTACGAAGAAGGGTGTCCTACGTGTGACGCATGGCGCAGGTTCGACACGAAGGCTGCTGAAGAACAAACGATCTTCGTTCGTATCAAACATGTCTACGGGACACGGATGGTCTACCCGGACTGTGACAAGTCTCGGATCTTCGCGCAGTGCGCGGGCCACACGGTGCTCACAGAGAACACGTTGGACTGCATCCGTAGGCTTGGGTATCTCATAGAAGTTGTACAGGAGAAAGTGATGCTATAAAAAAGTTACCTCAAACCCTGTGTGTATATGTCAAGTTGTGGTATACTGTGAATTGGCAGGGCGTTCTATCGCCCCGCTAGTCCAGTTCAGTCAGTTCAGTCTTAATTCAGTAGTCCACGTGACCGTGGAAAAGGAAACAAAATGTTTGCGAAACCAAAGCATCTCATCTCTCTTGCATCGTCCGGTATGTTGGTCAGCGTCGATGTCAACGTATGGTCTGCGACCAAGCAGAACAAAGCAGTCAGTCAGGAGGTGACTTCATCTAAGAATGCTTCTGCTGCTGCCGGTCGGTACACTCAGCACTTGCTGGCCGATCATCCCAAGCACAAGGCGATCAGCAATTATCGGCAGACCGTCTATAACTGGCTTCAGCGCAGGACCTACTGCTGGAACAAGGGTAATGAATATCTTCCACAAGTCGAACTTGAGCGGTTCAAGAAAGAATATGACGCTCACAAATTAGCTTTCGATGGTCACGTGGAATCCTTTCTTGCGGAGTACGACAGTATCGTGACCGCTATGGCTTTCACGCAGGGTGACATGTTCGACCGCAACGATTACCCACCGAAGGAGGTTGTACGTGGCAAGTTCAACATGAGGTTGTTCGTATCAGATGTGCCGATGAACGATTTCCGCTGTCAGATTGCGCAGGACATCGCTGATGATCTTTTCGTCACATACAGTAAGCAGACCGAAGAGATCGTAGCGTCGATCTTGCAGGACCAGCAGGATCGGTTCATCGAGGTGATGAAGAGTATTTCTTACTGTTGTGACACGGAAGAGGTCACGGGTAAGAACGGCGAGACCAAGACGCGCAAGCGCAAGATTTACGAGAGTACGCTTGAGAAAGCGCGTGAAATGTGCGAGACCTTCAAAGATTTTAATCTTACGGGTAACGCAGAGTTGGAAGCGGCGCGCGCCGCACTAGAAGATGCGATCAAGGGAGTATCTGCCGATACGATCCGTGACTCTGACGCGGTGCGCTCGCAGGTGAAGGGGGATATTGCTGACATCCTCGGTAAGTTCGGTTCGTTCAGTTGCGTTTAAGTTTATTCAAGTCTAATTTAGTATCAACAAGGAGTATTTAAAATGGCCGCACTCAATTTCCGTCCAGTTGTTAGCATCGATGAACTGCGTCAGGGTATTCCCTTGATCGGTGACGAGGTGTCTGTTGTTGTCTTATCCGAACCCGGATGCGGCAAGAGTTCGCTCTTGGGTATGCTCGCTGAGGACAATGGCGACAAGTGGCGCAAAGCAGGGCAACACTTCCCTGATGACAGTCGTGACTATATCTACGTAGATTGTCCGGTGAAGGACATGTCGGACATTGGCATGACCATCCCTGATCACGTCACCAAGGAGTTGATGTATTACGTCGCGTCGTTGTTCAACCTGAAGGACCCGCGTCCGAAGGTGATCATGCTCGACGAGTTGAACAAAGCACCGAAACTCTTGCAGGTGATCTTCACCCGGATGCTGCTGGAGCGTATGGTTGGTGACGAGCCACTGCCTGATGGATCGTGGGTGATTGCAACATCTAACAATTCGTCAGATGGTGTCGGTGACACGATGCTCGCTCACGCTGGCAATCGCGTGACTATCGTGGAGATGTCGAAGCCAAGCGTAAACGACTGGCTGACATGGGCAAGCGCCAACGGTATTTCACGTATCACCCGTGCGTGGGTTTCTATGTACCCGAAGTGCCTGCAATCGTACAGAGAAGGAGATCATACAAAAGATAATCCCTACATCTTCAAGCCCGGAAACGGTGTGTTGTCGTTTGTGTCTCCGCGCTCACTTGCCAAGAACGATGTGATCGTGCGTAAGCGTGATAAGTTGAAACCCAACTTCGTGCAAGCGACGATGGCGGGGACTGTCGGTCTGGCTGCTGCCAAAGACATGATGGTGTTCTTGGACATGGAGAAGAATCTCATTGATGTGAAGGACGTTATCAAAGATCCCAAGGGTGTCCCGGTCCCTGATGACGTTGCCGCGCAGTTGATGATGATGTTCCAAGCGGTCGATATGCTTGCGACTCAGGATGAACTGTCTTCATTCATGGAGTTCGTCGAGCGCATTCGTTCGTCCGAGGTTCAAGCGGTGTTCTTCACCATGATGATGCGCAATCCACGAGCGATCAAACTCGCACGTAACAACGCGAAGATCGGTGAGTGGGCGAAGAACAATCACGAGTTGTTGTAAGTCGGGATTGGGATTCCCGGTTGTTCCCCGGTCGGGATTCCCGAGAGTTAGTGTCCACCGTCAGGTGGAAAGTTATTTAATCAAGTAGAGGATAGTATGTCTAGTCAAGAGACCTTGTTGAAGCAAGCGCACATCGCGCTGATGAAGCACCCACAGACTGCCCTGTACGCAGGTGTCATGCTGATGGGAGAAAGCGCAGTCGAAGACGGTAACTTCACCGCGTACACCGATGGCGTCAATAAGAAGTATTGCCGCCAATTCCTAGAGAAGATCACTAGCGGTCCCAAGCGTCGCGGTCTGATCCTGCACGAGAACCTGCACGTAGCACTCAAGCAGTTGCCACGCCATATCGAGTTCTTCAGAGAGAACGCGAAGTTGGCGAACGTGGCGGCAGATCTAGTTGTGAATGACATCATCTATAACATTACTGGAACAATCGGTACGACACAGGAACGTATCGTGGAGTTGCCCGACGGTGCGTTGTATGACTCGATGTTCCACGACTGGTCTATGCGTCAGGTATGGGATTACTTGAAGAAGCAGAATCCTCCTCCACCCCCACGTGGAAAGGGAGATAAGCCATGCGACGAAGGGAATCCCGCTCCGGGCGGTGGCTCAGGGGATGAGCCGGAAGATGGTCAGGGCGAGGGATCAGGAAAAATAAAAATCAACGGTAATGAGTTGAAGGAGATCCCGAGCGGTGGGTTCGACGAGCATGACTTTGAGAAGTTGGTCGAGGGCATGGACCCCGAAGATGTGAAGAAGTTAGGCGATGCGATTGATAAAGCTCTACGTGAGGGTGGAATGCTGGCGGGGCGGATGGGCGGCAATATCCCACGCGCTATCAGTGATCTTCTTACGCCAAAGGTAGATTGGAAGGACGCACTGCGCGACATCGTTTCATCATCGATCCGTGGCAAGGACGAGTTCACGTGGCGTCGGCTGAACAAGCGTCAGTTGGTCAACGATCTTTATTTGCCGAGCATCGAGAACGAGACCGTGGGTGAGGTTGTGGTCGCCATCGATACGTCGGGATCTATTAGCGGTGACATTCTTACGGGGTTCGCAACAGAACTGGCATCTATCTGCGATCTGTGTGAACCAGAAAAAGTTCGCGTCTTGTGGTGGGACACGCACGTGCATGGCGAGCAGATCTTTGAGGGCAACTACATGGGGTTGGCGAAGATGCTCAAGCCTGTGGGTGGCGGCGGTACTCGAGTTGGCTGCGTTAGCGATCACATCGTCAAAGAAAGAATCAACGCAGACTGTGTGATTGTTTTCACAGATGGCTACGTAGAGTCTTCGTTCATGTGGGATGTGATCCCGCCAACTCTCTGGATGGTGACTGAGAATAGAGGGTTCCACCCCCCGGTGGGCAAGAAAGTAATGATCAACAACGACTGAGGAGTATTTGAAAATGTCTGTTAATAAATTAATCTATGGTGAGTTCGCCACGGACTCGCTCATCACCGCGCTCACCAACGACACAATGGTGTTGCCACTCATCCGTGAGTTGAATCATCACTACGGTCTGATGGTGCTGGATCACAAACGTGCCTACCATCGCGTGGGCGCAGAAGATCACTGCAACAGTTTCCATCTGATCGATAAGAATGGATTCGCGCAGGGTCACGCGTATGCATGGGAAGAGGAAAAGAAAACGCACTACGCGTACTACACTCCGTTCGTATCCAAGGAACGTGGCAAGTCTGAGGAGCATCGTTGCACGTGGACTAGCCACAAACTATCTTCACTGATGGGTGCGCTGAAGAAGAGTAATGCGATCAAACCCGATCTAACGGTAAGCAAAATCAGGCGAGCGGTGGACGGATTGAAGGGTCAAGCAGAAGGTCACTTCGGTAAAATCTATAAATCTACAGATCCGTTCGACGGTGACGAGATCCATCAACTGCTAAAGACCGTTCTTCTCGGTGCGCCGTTGTTCTTAGACAGAAGTAAATGTCAAACTGCGCTTGACAAATACAACGCGATCGATTCTAATCTGATTGAGAGGAACAAAGAGATCACGAGGATGTTTGAGAACCCGTTCTATCTTATCGCGGCAGACAAGCGCGGTCATATCATGGTCGGTAAGGTCAAGCGAGTTAAGAACGGTAGCGATCCGTATCAAAACGAGATCGTGCAATCGTTCCGTCGTGTCTCCCAAGAAACTCTCTACAGAGAATTCACGGACTTGGTTCCAATCTTAACTATGGCAAAGGTTGCTTATGAGGGCAATAGTTACCAGATGATCACACCGTTTATGCCAAGGACTGACATGTACGACTCTAACTTAGATGTCGCTCTTTACTATCCAACAAGTATCACGGAGTATCACGAACAGTGGATGATGATTCCGGTTGGCTGGTGATTACTGACTACACCATGCCAGTAAAGTTCGACAGTCTTAGCCCAGTTGTGCATCAAACCAATTGGTCGCTAGTTAGGGTTCCACTGCACCGTGGAGAGGGAATCTACACGGTGTATGTGGGTGACAATTACACACGAACTTATACGGATGCCACGCTGCCAGACCCGATTAAGATGCGGATGGCTATGATTCTTGCCAGCGATCAGTTTGTTGTCAGAGACAGAGAACTGTTGAAGGCCGAACTGTACGTGAATCATGGCCCCACGGATCTGCATGACATCGGCTGGCAAGCGTCGAGTTCATATTTTTGTTTAGTGATACCGAAGAAAGATTTAGAGGATATGAAAGGTGACACCCGAAGCGAAAGTTAAGATGAAGATAAAGGCTATCTTCAAAGAGGAAGGAGTTTATTACGCGATGCCAATAGGTACAGGATACGGTAACTCAGGCGTACCGGACTTCCTGTGTTGCGTTAATGGTCGATTCTTAGGAGTAGAAGCGAAAGCAAACGGAGGTGTGCCTACCGAATTGCAGAAGAAGAACATGAAGGATATTCAGTCGAGCGGCGGCGTTGCCGTTGTCATCAATGAGAATCTTTCAGATCTACAGTACCTACGTGAGTTAATCAAACAGTTGAAAGGATTGAAAAATGGATAAAGAATTGGAGTCTCTGCGGGATTTATTTGCAGGGTTGGCAATGCTCGGTCTCATATCGAGAGGTGTGTACCGGGACAACATTGCCAGAGTCTCATTTGAGATCGCAGATTCCATGTTGGAAACACGTACCGGGAAAGGTATCGTGTCTGTTAAATCGCCCATTCCAGAAGGGGAATAAAGTGGCTACCAAAGTTAGTAACCTTGATCGCGCAGTTAAACTGCTTAGTGCAAATCCGTTCATGTCTGTGGAAGACTTCACCAAGAAGTTAAAAATCAAAAAGCCTTACGCGTATATCCTGCGTAGCAAGGCACGTGCGCTCATTCCAAAAGCTAACATCGAGGAAGCGGCAAACGAGAAGGCTCCAACGACGTTTACTGTTCCATCTGAGGCTGGACAGACGTTTATTGTTCCACCTCCACCTGACCTGCCCGTTCAAATTCAATCCACGTTTGTGCCTAAGTTTTTACGCGCAGACGTAGTTAATCACCCGCCGCATTACAAGGTTGGCGGGATCGAGACCATCGACTTTATCGAGGCGAAGGGATTGGATTACAACTTGGGCAACGTAGTGAAATACGTTACTCGCGCAGATCACAAAGGGAATAAACTCCAAGATCTGGAGAAGGCCCGTTGGTATCTTGATCGAGCGATCAGTAATCACGCTGACGGACGCGATCTAGTTTAATCGACCGGGGGAGTACGTCTCTGACGTACTCCTCTTTTTTGTGACTGTACTAGCCGCTATCTAATGTTTATAACTTTAGACTTTGAGACATTCTACGACTCGAAAATCAAGCTCGGGTTCAAGCACCAAACAACAGAGGAATACATACGTGACAAACGCTTTGAGGTAATCGGCGTCGGTGTCAAGTTTGACGGGGGGGAGACCCGATGGGTCACGGGGACCAAGGACGAGATCGCTAAATATCTATCCACCCTACCGTGGGACGATAGTGAAGTCCTGTGCCACAACATGTTGTTCGATGGCGCGATCCTCAGTTGGATATACGGCATCAAGCCCAAGGCGTTGCGCGATACGTTGTGCATGGCGCGGGCGCTCCACCGCGTGGACGTTGGGGGTTCGCTTGCCTCACTAGCGTTGCGCTATGGGATCGGGGTCAAGGGCGATGAGGTAGTGGCTGCCGAGGGCAAGCGTAGGCTCGACTTCACCAAAGAAGAACTTGACCAATACGGGCGGTACTGCGTGAACGACGTAGACTTGACCTACAACCTGTGGAAACTATTGGCCGAAAACTTTCCACAGAAAGAATTAGATCTGATTGACATGACGATCCGCATGTTCACGGAGCCTGTGCTGACCGTGGATGATCAGATGCTTGAGGACAGACTAGACATCCTCGCGTTCGACAGACTCCTCATGTACCGCAAAGTTGGTCGGGCGATCAACGTCGAGAACCCAGAAGAAGTCCCGAAGAAACTGCACAGTAATAAACAATTTGGCGAACTGCTTCAGACGATGTTCGGCATCGACCCGCCGATGAAGATAAGCCCAACGACGGGCAAACCCACGCTCGCGCTGGCTAAAAAGGACGAGGGCTTTCTTGCACTACTAGAGCACGAGAACGAGGAAGTGCAGATGTTGTGCGCGGTCAGGCTCGACACCAAGTCCACCCTTGAAGAGACAAGATGCCAAAGATTCTTAGACGTTGGCAAACGTAATCGCGGACGCGTCCCCATCCCCCTGAAATACTATGGGGCGCATACGGGTCGATGGTCGGGTACGGACAAGTTGAACTTCCAGAACCTTCCGTCAAGAGATAAAAAGAAGAAGACCCTCAAGAACGCTATCTGTCCGCCAGACGGGTACATGGTCATCAACTGTGACTCTTCTCAGATTGAGGCACGGATACTCGCGTGGCTGGCCGGTCAGGATGACGTAGTAGAACAATTCGCCAAGGGCGAGGATGTGTACTCGATTTTCGCAAGCGAGGTTTACGGCAAGCCCATCACCAAGGCCAATCCCGAAGAACGATTTGTTGGCAAGACCTGCATTCTAGGTCTGGGCTACGGTACAGGTGCGCTAAAGCTGCAACACACATTAGCCACGGCGCAACCCATCAGCGTCAAACTAGACGAGGAAGAGTGCAAGCGGATCGTCAACATCTACCGCAAGAAGAACGACACCATCGTCAAGCTATGGCGTGAGGGTGACAAGGCGCTCGCGGGTCTGTACGCGTGGGATGACGAGAGCGTGGCGTTCGACTACGGCGAGCATGGCGTGGTCAAGATCGATAAAACTGGTATCAGGTT